TGTTAGTAAGTGGTGTGTATTCAATTATGTCACCTGCAACCCCAGATTGTAATGCTCTACCAAGACACTCATCAGCAGCGGTTGTCGTTGTAATAGCTTTTCCAGCAGAATTAGCGGTTATGTTGTCTCCAAGTGTGACAGTTCCACCAAGAATTACTTTGCCAGTTGCTCCACCATGTCTCATGCTAACTGATACGTTTGCTCCGGTAGCAGCAGCAGGTTTGTTCGTGATAGCTCCAATTATAAAGTCTGTTGCAGCACTTGCTAGAGTTACAACTCCCTGTGCAGAAAGTTTAACAATAAAATATTGTTTTGCAGAATAGTCTCCTGCGCTTGCAAATGTTTTTTCGTGACCGACTGTTATTGTGCTCATATTTTTATTTCTTTAATGTAACCTACTTAGATTGTAGTTCCTCTTGATAGCGTTTTGCAAGGGCTGTATTGTCTCGCAATACTTCTTGTAATGCTTGCCCTGCATTTAACTTATCGTTGGCTTTCATTTTCTCCACTTTCAGCTTATTAACTTCTTCCTGCGCTGTCAAGTGGGATTTATCGGCATCTCCGATTTCGCCAGCTACCTTTATCTCTGGTAGTGCTTTCAATATATCATAAAATGCTTTCTTTTGTGCGTCATTGCAAGTCATTGCGAAAGCAATCACTCCATCTTTTTGTGCAGGGTATATTTTGCCACCCTTAGCGTTGGCAACAAATGTTTCAGTGATTTCTTTTTCTGTCGCAACCTGTCGCAGTTGTGTCAATGCTTTGTCGTGTGCAATTTTGATTTTGTTTAATTCAACAAGTTCAGAGGCTTTGATTGTTACTAGGTCTTTTTTCTCAGCAGCAGTTTTTGCTTCTTCCTCTTGGCGTACTTTTTCTTCGTTGGCTTTGGCTTCGTCAATTTTTGACTGTGCTTCTGCTTCTTCCTTTGCTTTCTCAGCATTAACGTCAGCTTCTTTTTGTGCAGCTTCATCAGCAGCAGCTTTATCAGCTACTTCTTTTTCTACCTGTACCTTTTCTTCATCATTGAGGTCAGTAGCATTTTTGAGAAACTCAAATTCTTCTACTGAGCGTTCTGCTACTGGTTTGGCTAAAATATCTTTGTTGTTCATATTTGTATTACTCCCTAATAGTATCACAATTGGATTTTTGTTTGTCAAGTCTGAACCACTTTTTCCGGTTTCGTTCGCAACTAACCTCTCCATTGTCCTAAACAATGGGCGGTTTGTCAAACTCCCTGCAATAAGTGCTGCGCCATGGTGTGTACTATTAAGTGGGTCTACAAAATCAAAACTCCACTCCGGAGAAAAGAACTTGTAGCGTTTGTCTGCCAAGCGTTCCTTACCAAGACTATTCCAATCAACCTTTGCCCACATACCAGCATCGCCTTTGTTGATTAGTTCAGAGAACCAACCGTTTGCTTCCCCACCGTCATGGTCAGTGTCAACCGGAACACCTGCTCTAACGCCAGCAGTAAAGTTTGCAATCATTACATCAAATACTTCCGGTGTAATTTGCATAGGACCATACGGCATAGTCATAAACTCGCCAGCCGGTAAGACTTGTATTTCATCGGGTACATTACCGCCATTTTCAGAAGCTACTTTATTGAGGTCTACATAACTGCGGAAGTTTCCTGTGTATGTTTGTTTTTTCATAAGAGTTAAGCAATCTAACCAAGTGTTTTTTCTGTAAGTTCTTCCTGTTCACTATCAAGTATATCACCATTAACGGGTAGATAAGCAATATGAACAATATGCTACCAAAAATTGTTTTAATTGTCATCATTTTTATATTGTAAATTTGTGCCACTTACTTTTGTTTACAAATACTTTTGGATTGCCACCTTTTGCTAGAAAATCTTTTACTCTATGATGTTCTTTGTTATGTTCAGCCTTGGTAACAATTTTCAAGTTGCTAATTAAATTGTTTTGTTTATTACCATCAATATGATGAATATGCTCCGCTGAAGTGAGTATTCTACCCAAATGTTGTTCTACTACCAGCCTGTGTTCACCAATATATCTATGTTTTGGCTTCAAATGTTGTAATTGCAAATGACTTGGTGCAGATACTCGAATATAACCATTTGATATATTTTTGCTCCCTTTATAGTTAGGATTACCTTTACCTGTTATTTTTAATCTTGCTTCTTTTGACCACATACATAAAAATTACATTGTTTTCGGTCAGTTGTAAATAGGTCAGTCCGGCAGAACCAACCGGCAAATCAATAGTAGCACTTTCCTCCTGCCAGTGTTTCAGGAGGTAGTCGGCTTGTTGTTCTCGCTTGCGTATTGAATACAAACCGTCATGCTTACAGTTATCTCGCTTACCTCGTATAAACTTTTCAACTGCCATATTAGTCAAATGGTTTTACGTTTGGTAATAGTATGCGAATTAAACATCTACAATTAGAAACCACAAAGCCATTTGAATTATATAATCCGCTTTCTGTAGTCGCATCAAAAGCCTTGCATTTAACTTTGACATAATCTATGCTCTGGATATGAACAAACTGATAACTAGACAAAGTGCTGCTCATGATGCTCGAAGGGGTCAAGTTGATAGCGTTCAAACTAAAACAACTAGAGCTATCACCAGACAAAAGAACGGACTTAATATTGGTCCCCATGAAACCATTTTCTCTAAACTGCTCGATTCCGCTGGAATTCAATATAGGCAACAAACTGTCTGTGGGTTTTATAACTTGGATTTCACCTTTGCAAAATACAATGTCGCCGTGGAGATCGTGAGCGGGGGTGGTAATAACCACTTTACTACCACCAGAAAGCAACGACTTAAATGCGTTCTCAACCAGTGGAATTTGCTTGAAATCGATTTGAGAGGAAGAAGTATTGAACCTTGTGTCATAGACGAGGTAATCACTTTTTGTCAATTGACTCGCTTTAACCAACCCCCTTTGAGTAAATACAGGGTGATTCATGCCAATGGTAATATTGTGATCTTCAGAGGTACGAATCAAGACCGCAGGTCCTTCATAGTCAGCCCCGACCATTTCCTCTAATTTTCCATACGACACAAAAGTTGTGCCCTCAAGAACTGCGTTAGGGTGCGCCGGTGGTGCATCGTAACCGTCAAAGTCCCCGTCCAATTCAGTAACCTCATTATCCAACGGTTCGCATATTGCACACGCCCCACTTGTTGCGCTCCATTGTTTACGATCTGCGCCAACTTCTTCTGCAACTGCCAACCGCCCCTCGCTAAATGCTCGGATACTTTCAGTCCGTGCAATCATCTCAGCCCGTGCAGGGTCATCAACTATTTCAGCAATCTTTGCAATTGCCTCTGCTTGGTTGCGCCCATCAGCAAGACTTGCATTGAGTTGCGCTTTTATTCTTTCAACCGTTGTATCAGATAATTGCCCAGCTAACTTCAAAGAATATTTATTGAGGAAGTCTATTGCCGGTTTGTTACTACCACTCCAACCAATATCAATTTTAGTATCAAGCTCCGTAAGCTCGCCCCCTGCAATGATTGCATCTTTGAGACTATCGGTAATAAGCACCTTTAATAGTAAGTGTTCGCCTTTCCATTGAGAAGTTATCATACTTGCGACAGATGTCGCTTTTATCAGCTCTCGGTTATATGCACTCCAATTTATCATTGCGTCCATACGGTCAGCCAACTCTTTGAAATACTTGCGCAAGCCCCGTTCTAATTTACGGTCAGAGGAAAGGATTTTTCTAAATATGTCTTTATGCTTTTTGTAGTCATCATGGAACGCTTCGCCGGGAAGCTCTGCTGCATATAGCACACTTGCCTCGTATGCCATGGCTTGAAGTTTTGCTTTATTTCTCATAGGAGTCAATGATACCGTTGAGCCTATCAAGGGTAGCTCCTATCTCACTTGCCTTGGTAGGTGTAGCCGGTTCTTTGTCAGCACTTTTTAGGTCAGAAATATCACTCTTTAACTTAGCAATGTTTTTGGTTAGGTCGTTTTTCTTATGAAATAACTCAAGCTGCATCTTTGCCGTGTCCTCCGGAGATAGCTTCTCGCCTTTGGCTTTTAGTTCCAGCAACTTACCCTTTGCTTCGTTATTGAACTCTGCAACCTTAACCTGCATCTTTTTAATTTCTTCCTGTTTTTTGGCTATTTCAGGGTTGGTCTTTTTCTTGCCTGCGCCTTTGCCCTTGCCACCTTTTTTACCTTTGCCCTTTGAGAGAGCCTCGCTTATCTTGCGTTTGGTTTCCTCAGAAAGCGGTACTCCGGTTGCACCACCGGTTATAATATTGAAATGTTCAGCAGCTTTATACCATTGTTCATCGTTCCAGCTTGCAGTTTGTTCCGGTTCAATTGGGTCGCCGTTCTCGTCAAGCAGTGGCGCAACTTCATCAGTAGGTAAGCCGTCCACCGGTGCAATACCCTCTCCATTTGCCATATTCAAACCGTTCATATTAGTGTTTAAGTCAGCCAGAATATCATCAAACATGGTTATATCAATTGCCTGTTTGTCGTTTTTCTCCGGCATATCCATTATATCTCGCAAATAACTCTCGTCCTCGTCTTGTGGTTGGAACATACCAATCTGCATAGCACGCTGCAAGGAGGTAGTCAGTAGGTTGTGGTCAACGCTTCCAATCTTTTCAAATTCTAGGGTAGGGTATGCGTCCACTACAAAGTTCATATCAACGAGCTTCTTAATAACGTAGCTTTGCAGTGCGTCCCGTACATGGCTGGCAATTGCTTCAAGACAAAGTAGGAATAATTTTGACTGGTCAGCAGATAGTGCAAAACTACCAACTCCTGTACTACCTAATTGCAAGAACTGTGCCAGCACGTTCAGGGATATAGCACGGTCATGGTGTTGGATTACCGGAAGCAGTGGCTTAGTAGTGCCAGACTTCATATCCATAAACCCAACCTCCCACGTACTAGGAAAGCTCATGTAACCTTTGTCATTTGCCCGTATGTTTTGCAGCAACTCATCGACCTTAGCTTCCTCTTGTGGTGTTGCGCCAGCCGGTTTCTTTGCATAAGGTACACCAAGCCCTTGTCGTTCAGCGGAAATAGCATCAATCAAATAGAGTTTGTCTTTGATATACCAGTGCTTGTATGCACTGCGTAGTAATGAAATACCCTCCCAATTGTCGCCCTCTTTCTGGTTTACAAAAATAACCATTTTCTCCATAGGTATCTCGTACTTGCCATTGACTGTCTGTTGGATAATACCGGCTGCACCATCTTTGAGCTTCCAACCATAGACCGTATCGGGGTAACGTGGTGCAAGTTTACGCAGTCCAATCATGCCGTCCCGTCTAAACTCCCACACTATTTCAAACGGCATACGCCCATAGTCCAGATATAAGAGGATTTCTTGCAGCATTTCCTGCCATGTCCGTGTTGGCTCATGGAAAAAAGCGTCCTTCACAAAGTCAGCAACCTTTTCGTCATACCGGCTATTGCTTGCTTCCCGTATGTACCAACGTGCGGAAAGTATTGGTTGCTTGACTGCCAACATTGAGGATTTAACTGTTGCATCTCCAAGACGCATTTCGTTATATATCTTTACGCCACGAGTACCGGTAAGTAGGGTATTGTAGTCGCCATTAACAATAATTCCGTTAAGTGCAACGCCTGCGCTGTCGCCTACTTCGGTTGCAATGCTTTTATTTACTTTTGGAGGTGGTACGTTTGCCATAGAGTTATAATATCATTCTGACATACTCCACACGGCTAAAGCCAGTGGGGTTTTCACTCTTTTTATACTGAGAACGAACTTGCAAACGCCTCAAGATCCCCCTTAACAAGAACGAATATGACCCGATAATTTTCTCCATTAGCCATATACTTTTCTAAAGACTTCCGTGCCACCATCTCAGCTAGTATAAGTTGGCTTGTCTGCATCATATCAAGAGTTTCTCTGAGCTTTGGTTGTTTGTACTGGATTAGTCCCAAACACTTATAGACCGCCATCGTTATGTGTTTGTAGTAAAACTGAGCCTTGGTACTACCCTGAGCGGTTGCGTAAGATACAAAGTCTTTAATAATGTCGGTTTCCTCTTGTCTTAT